GGTTGAGGTTCCCGTCTATATCGAAACCGAAGTAGAAGTTGAAGGCGAACCCGGCGAGGTGTGGGTTGACTCCTTCCTTCAGCCCAACACATTTGATGGTGTTGATATTATCTGGGTTATCGACACATCCGGCTCCATGTACCGATATGACCCACAATTAATGGCAGGAATCGAAGCCATGCTGGCGGCGTTGCCCGTGACCAATTGGAGATTGGTAATGATACCAGCCGATCCAGATCATGCGCGCGCAGAGGCTCAGTTTCCACTTGTGCCGGGAGATGATATCGGTGATGCGATGACGATGTACTCATTGATGAGCCGCGGCGGCATGGAAGAGGGCTTTGACGCAGTATACGAATATATTACCGCAAATCCTTATGCGGCCACGTGGATGCGCTCAGATGCGGCGCTGCTTGTAGTATATGTTTCGGATGAAGAAGAACAAAGTAGGACCCACCACGCAACAGTGGATAGCTTCACAACTTGGTATAGCAGTTTGCGTGGTGGATCGGTATTCCTCTCCAGCATCGTCAACCACACTTATCCAGACGAATCTGTTTGTGTATGGTCCGTTTTGGCCCGGGACGTGGGATTACGCTATATGGAAGCGACTAACCATTTTGGCGGGGTCATTGTCGATATATGTGAGGAGGATTGGTCTCCAGGTGTGACCGACGCAGCAGTCAGCATTACTCCGCATGAATCGATTGCTCTCACTCACTCGCCCATTGAGGCCTCAATACGTGTGTTCTTGGATGGGGTCCTCAATGGGGCCTGGTCTTATTCTGCAACTGATAATACAATATATTTTTCAACTATTCCTGGACCAGGGGTGCTAGTAGAGGTGGGATACCGCTATTTAGAAGAGACCGACACAGGAGGAGATTCGGGTGCTTAAATTTATTATGTTGATGGTAGCGATGATTAGTGGAACTGCTCACGGAGCAGAGTATGCTCCAAATTTGCCTGTTGAGCATATTGCCACACAAGCAACATCGGTCGAAAAGAGTGTGCGGCAGGCGGCAGTGCGCGTTTCTGTACCTTGGACCGGGGGTCACGGATCTGGCTCGTATATTAAGTATAAAGATATGCACATTGTAATCACCGCTCAACATGTTGCTGATGCTGATGTGGGCTCCTCTTATCTCGTTAGTCACAGAACAGAGTCGCACATGGCCACGCTGATTTATGCTGACGACCTGAACGACATCGCTGTTTTACATATAAAAAACCCCTTTAGAACAATAAAACCCTTAAAATTCAACCCCGTATCGGAAACAGCCGCAGTTGGAACAGAAATATATTATTCAGGGTTCCCCTCCGATCACAAGTTAATGTCTTTTACCGGCCGCGTTGCAGGACACGAAAACAAAGAAGAAATCCCCGGCGAAAAAGAGATACTTTTGCAGACATATGGGTGGTTTGGTTGCTCTGGATCTGTAATTTACGATACAAAAGGGCGCCAGCTTGGTGTACTATATGGGGTAGATGTTGAATATTACCCCGACATTCAGGTGCAAGAAAATATGATTTGGGTGGTACCGATGAGCCGGCTTAATATCGATAATGCGATAACCGCATTTTGCCAAGGATATCAAGGAAAGCGGCCAAAAGCTTGCAAATGAGCCACACTTGGAATGATTTTCTCACCGAAGGTGAACTAAAAACCGTGGGAGTTGTTGTTTGTCTCAATGACGAACAACAATTTTTGGTTATTAGGCGCTCCAACATTGACAAACGCGTGGGGCAATGGACGATACCCGGCGGACATATTGATGATGAGGATTGTACAATTGAAGCCGGCGCCGTCCGAGAACTGCTGGAAGAGGCTGGACTGGTGTGTGAGATATGTGATCTCCAATATCTGGGACAACCAAAGCCAGAAAAATTCTACTTTTTGACTCAAAAATGGACCGGTGACATAAATGTTGACAAACCCAATCCAAAAACCGGCGAAATAGAGCACGATGATTACAAATGGGCGACAATTAATGATATAAAAGACATTGAGAATACCGAAATTCCGATCTATTTATTGGAGAAAGCTATAGAGATGGTCAAAAATGCTAAATGATGAACAAATTCTGCTAAGAACAGCACAATTATTGGAAAATTTCGATATTTCCGAACAAAAATCCGAAAAATTGCTTCGGGAAATCACCGATCAGGAATATGATGCAATATCAGATGTGATTGGTGACTTAAAAGGCGAAGATTTGGCCTTTAATGACCTCTTCGGCGGCAAAATGCGCAAAATTATCAATTTTCCGACGATGGATACCGAGTCTGAACTTGGCAAGTTCGTAGAAGAGCTTAAAACGAAGCTTGGGCTTACTGTTGACTGGGAAAAAGGGATGGTTTCGGCTCAAAGAGAGTGGGCTGAGAACTCAATTGAAAACGACGAAGCATTTGTGCAGTCTATTATGGGTACTAGTGAAATAAAGAAGGCAAATAAGAAGTTTCAGATGAAAATCGGCAAATATTTCGCCAAATTAGACAAATTATTGCAAGATTACAAGAAAATGAGACGAAAAATAGCCCATGAGGTGTGGGAGGGGCGCAATGACAACGCATGGACCGCTAGTTTTAGTGTAGGGCAGATTAAAGACTCTTTATCCACCGATGAACTCAAAAGGCTCTACCAGATCCAGAATGGGCTTGAATTATACGCCGGAACCGACTCCATAGGCGGCTTAAACCGATATTATACTGGATATGATGAATCTCAGAAGGGAAATCCCACCAACATCCCAAAATTAGCCAAATATTGGCAAGAAAACGCCGGATATATCAAAAAGAACATCGGAGAACTCACAAATGACAAATATTCCATCATTTTGACCCGATCTCCGGTTGATGTGATGAGAATGAGCGACTTTAACAAGATTACCTCTTGTCATAGCCCTCCAAGTCGTAGGGGTGGTGGAGATACTTCGTATTATAAGTGCGCTGTCGCAGAAGCAATGGGTCATGGTGCTGTGGCTTATGTTGTAGAAACCGAGGCATTAGATAATCATTATGGTGGATGGGAAGATGACTATCCTCTCACCCGTATCGAAGATGAAGAGGAATTTCAGAAGCATGAGATATTTGACGATGCGCAACGTGCATTTGACGGCCCTCTGACACCCCTCTCTCGCATTAGATTGCGCCAGATGAGGTATTATGACTCTGATAGCCCGAAACGCTGGGATGAGGGCACAGAACTGGCTGTGCCAGAGACTCGAACCTATGGTGCCGGCATTCCGGGGCTTGTAGACCGCGTGACGGGCTGGGCTCAGAAAAATCAAGGTGCCGCTATTGAGAATATGCCGAAAGAAGGCGAAAATGTTAATTTAGAGCGCTTTTGGATATTTGGAGGATCATATGAAGACACCGGCGGCGCGACCGGGCGTAGAAAACTCCTGGCCAACCTAACAGGGGTTACGGATTTTGAAGGAACCATCCGCCAGAATAGCGATACAGAGGACACAATTGACGCTAGTCTGATCAGCAACATTGATGAAATATGGACGGAGGAGTGTGGAAGAATCGCTAACGAGTGGAACGACAATTATGCAGCATGCGAAACTTGGTTTTCTGTAGTGGATGATGGTGCTGAATCCTATTACATCCAATGTTTGGCCACAATGGAAATCAATTGGGACGCGGACGAGTGGACGAAGACGCCCCCATGGGATTATGACGCAGACGCGGCTTTAACAGAGTTGCGAGAGTACGGATGGGGATTTATAAACGAAGAAAGCAACGCTCGGGTATATCCACAGGGCGCCCAAATGCGTATAAACTTTAAGATAGACACAGAAACCCCAAGTCACGTATGGTTGTATGGCGAAGCCCAACAAATTCAGTTTGAAAATAACAGTATTGCATATAATCCCGATGGATATAATGAATTTTGCGAAACTCTCGACAAGATCGACGACTTAAGGGACAACGTTAAAAATGGTTTGACTGAAATATTCAAAAAGGAAGGATTTATGGCCGGCGGAGAGTATATAAAGCTCGCGATAGAAGTAAATGATGGCGATTTATCATCTTATGAGTGGGATGTGGAATCCGACGGACACCGCGAGGAGTCATATCAAACAACAGCAACAACCACACACTACTTTAACCCCGAAGAGTTGGGAGTTAGCCCCCAAATATTATTTGATATTTTGGATTCTCGCGATTGGAAATTAGAAATCCGAAAAGAACTTTTAAAGCAGCCACGTTCAGAGCTTGGAGTTGAATATTATCTTCCGATCGACAACACAAGCGCTGTCGACCAGGGAGGGGAAGTTAAATTTAGCATCACGCTTGGTGTTA